TCACTCAATTCAGTAGGTACTCCAAGACCCATAAATGGACCTAGAGCATTAGAAACTACCTTCTTGTATGTTTCATTTTGAGTATTAACAAATATTCTATGACTCATATTATATTCTCTTAGAATTGAGCAGTTGGTGACATTTCGGCACCACCAGAACTTCCACCACCACCAGTAGACGTAGTTTGTTCTTGATTATCTGTTGTACTTTGTTCTTCTTGTTTAGTTGTTTGTTGAGTCGTTTGTGAGGATGTAATAGGAAAACTACCAGATAATATTTCAATATTAATTGATGGTTCAATTACTTTTTCTGGAATATTTTCAATTTCTGGTGGGAGGTCTATTTTTACCAACACCGTCTTACTACTACTTGGTTCTAATACTACATTTCCTTGCGGATATTTTAAACTGAATCCGGTTGTAGAGTCAACCACTTGCACCCACGGTTCCGTGGTAGTAATATTAACCGTAATCGGTATTTCTGTATCCGAGTTAGACATGATTAATGGAATGTCTGTTATTGTGGTTGTGTTGAAATTATAATTTCTTATATACTCTAAACTACTAGTAGTCATTATATATGAAAATTTCTCACGGATGTTATAAGTACTCATATTAAATCAAACCGATAATTTTGTGGATTTTGTGCTTCATCATCTAATGCTGCGTCATATGCGATATCAATTGCGTCAACAACATATGTTGATAATTCTGTTTCGGTAAAACTAGTGCTACCGGACAAAAATATCATATCTCTTACGGTTTTTAATGCTATAGGATATGCATCATCTAGTACGTTTTGAGTAATAGTGTTGATACCAATACGACTACCATCGTCATCATCAAAGTTATACTGAAGTAATTTTTCACCAGAACCACTTGCAAAGTTTTGATATAATGATGAACTATCAATCTTTACTGGACTCGTTGGTAACGCCAAATCGTCTGCGCCTTCTTGATTAAAAATTTGTAGTAATACTGATTTTATAAATTCTGCTGGAATTTTTGGTATTGCAAATTGTTCTAATTCTTTTTGTTGTGTTACATCTGTTAATTTTAATTCTACTTCAGTTCGTGATGTAGAAATTCTATTAACTTTAAGAATTCTGTTACCATACGTTCCAATTTCATCTGCGAAAAAATTAAGAGTAACAGAGTACTGACCTGATGGTAAGTTTAATTCTGGTACTTTGGCGAAATCAATGTATAGTAATTTACGTGAACTATTATCTTGGTACTGTAAAGTTTCTGTAAAAATAGACCCACTGATATTTTTAACTACATCAGAAAAAATTAGTGAGTTATCTGCTATACTATATAAGTTAACTTCAATGTTATTTTCAAGTAATGCGTCAGAAAAATCCGCCGGAACTTCCATATCCAATAAATCATCTTTTTTATTTGCGATAATACGAGATACCGTATATCGGGTATACGAATCTGCTAATTGTTGAATATTACTTTGATAATTTAATTGATTTGCCATCAGTCTAACTCTTCAAAATTTTTATTGATTCTACTCAACCATACATTATAATCCAACTTTTCTTTGTAAATTGGAGTATAATAAACACTACGGTCTAATAAATTTTCTTCTGGTATTGTGACTACCTGCACCGTAGCAGAGTAATTTGTAAATATTGATCCACTATGACCGGAAGCCGACACTTCTGCTATAGACAGAGAAATGTCAATTTGTTCTTTATTAGCTATACTAGCACTATCTGGGTTTCTACTACTTGACAAGACTGTTATTGACATAAACTATTCAACTTTAAATAGAGTGTTTGTATCGATTATTCTAGAATAATCACCATTTACAACTTTTAATTTTAACGTATAAAATCTACCAGAATATAATGGTGACGTATCAAGAATTACGTATGACCCAGATGTGTCAGTATTTACCTTACTGTAGTTATCAAATGGTATTATTGTTGTGTTACTCTGTGCATCTACAATTGAGAAATATGATGATGTTGGTAAATAATACTTGTTCTTGTATCGTAATACAGAATCAAATGACTTAAGTGGATATTGGTCACGAACAACAAAGGTTACTTTATCTACATCACCCTTTGTATAAGTTTCTCGTAAATTCGATGCTACTACTTTTACATTTAGTGTTGGAATTGGAAGTAAACTTCCTGTAATAACTGTTTGTGTATCCCATACAATTTCAAGTGTTGGTTGATGAATGGTATGCGTTTGTGTTGAGAAAACTTTAATATTTCCCTTATTTGTAGAATCTTGTTCATCTCCGGTAGGAAATCTTAGTGCCAATCCGTAGAAGGTATTTTGTAAAGATTGACTGACGAATGGTCGTAGAATGTTTGTTACGTCAACTCGAATATCTTGTAATGGATATGAAGATAACGTGATACTTTGACTGGTAGACCCCGTTAAGAAATCACCACCTGCACTACTCCACGATACCGCCGATGTGCATCGAGCCCATGAAGCACCATCTTCAACATTTTTGATGTCTTGATAAAAATATCCACTACCCTCATCCCACGAACGAGAAACTTGATAGATAAGAATTTGTTGATTTCTCTTAACTTCAGATGCATTTGCTAGTTTTAAGTTTAAGAAATAACTAGCGGTAGCCGGAACACTTGCGGTAGTTGGTAACTCAAAGTATAATAAACTACGAGCCGAACCTGTTGCATATGCAGTTGAACTGGTTGGCTCTGATAGGTCTATTACTTTACCAATTTCAAGTATTTCATCCAATCCAGCGTTGTTGTTTACATACGCTTGGTAAAGGGTGGTATCCTTACTGGCGGTTAATATAGTTCTCATTGGGTAGCGTTTCCTATAATATCTGTTGTTGGGTACTTCAACTCAAAGATACTTGGGTCGAGACTTGGATAGATAACCCCATTAATTGTTGCTTCATCAATATCATATCGATATGGTTGATATCCTGTACCATCTATATATTCGTATTTGTTGAAAATACGAACGTTTTTTACAGTTTGTACACCATCTACTAAACCAATATTGTACATCAAATCTGCTAGGATAATTGGTTGATTAATATTCCACTTAGCTATATCAAAGAAGTCTTGAACCGCACCAATACTTCTTGCGAGAACATCGTTAACATTATAATTTCTTAGTACTGAGATGTCAAATTGTACCCCGACATTGATAATAAAGGCATCAAGAATGTTAACATCATCTGTCAACATTCTAAATTGTTCGAGATATCGTCCTAAATTTTCTTTGACTACAGTATTAAGTGTTGTTAACTTTCCATTGGTGTCATATCCTAATGTGTATAGATTAATTACATTTGGACGAACTGGATTATCTACATACACGCGGTCACTTTGTGTAGCTAATATTCTATTAATTTGTTCATCTCGAACTGCGAAAGTTTTTGCTATACGTCCAAACTTGGATGGTAATGCGTATGACCGAACGGCGTAATCTTCTACCGTAACTACTCTGTTTTGTGCGTTGAAATACGCTAGTGCATTTTCACGAATTTCTTCTATAGATTCACCGTCACCACCACCTGTTGCGGGTAAATCATTATTGATGGTCATACTTTGTACCACTGAATTAAACGCATTAAGTTCTGCGGAAGTATAATCTGTGGTATCATTTAGTGTCGTTATTTCTGATACTCTTGTAATTGTATTAGATGCCGTATTACTATTTACACCACCACCAACTAAATAAGTTACAGTTAATGTAAGATTCGCTGGTGAGATGCCGTATGCATTACTATTTAAGAAATTAACGTTATTAATCGCTACATTTCCTAACATACTTTCAATAGTGTTACCATATTGAGAGTTTGCTACTTGTCTAGAATCTAATGTGGTATTGAGTTCTGCTTCATTATCCGTTCCTGAACCAAATACTAATTCCATGCGAGAATTTCTGTTTATTCTGGTTACGAATCTACGTGGAACTCTACGTAAACGTAATTTTGATGAAGGTAAGACTCCAGTTTCACCGTTTGAGGTGACATCTAATTCATCCATAATAACATCTTGTGCAAGATAATCTACTTCATACCAAGTATTTCCGTTTGAATCAACAATACTTTCTATACCAATTATATCTTCTTCTGGCATCAATACTGATGTAAATTTTTGTGCACTTCCAAACGTAAATGTAGTAGTTCTTTCTTCTGCTGCTACTAACGGTGCAGGTTTTGTGATAATAAATGTTGATGGATTTCCACCAGAAAATGTGTTAACGATATAATTTTCTGATGTAATGTCAGAGAAATTTACATCTTCAGTTAATCTAAATTGAATAGAGGTTTGACCGACTGAGGAAAAAGTACTACCCTTTGCTACTTTAACTAAATACTTTGGGTCAGGAACATAGACACCATTTTCAAGTACTGCTGGTGCAACCTGATATAGTGTAGCAATTGTTGTCGATGGTGAAACTAATTTTGGTTTGTATCCAAGAAACTGTGCAATTGAAATGACGTTTTCTTGTTGTTCCGCATATTCTAATAAATTTTCCTTGAATTGATTATCAATATAAAATGAAAGGACATCACCAATATATGATGCCATTTCAATAAACATCATACCAGGAGATGTTTCATTAAAATCTGAATATGAGTTTGGATAGTATGCCTTAGCAAATTCTATTAAATTTTGTCTAAAGTCGGTAAAAGTCTTTGAGACATAATTAATTTGCTTAACATTTGGTCTAGGTTGTATAGTTACTGATTGATTACTAGCCATTTACTGCTCCCATTTGAATTCTTCTGATACGACGAGCATTTGCAACTTCTGCGGCGTAGGTATTTATACCTCCAGGAGTTGTTGGTTCTGTTCTGAATGAAACTGTTTCTGCACCCAACGAATTGGTCAATATATTCACTTCATCTTCAACATTACGATTCTGTCTAAACCTATAATTACATTTTATATTAATGATATTTTCATCATCTGTTTTATTAATTTGAAAATCCGTCAATTCTATGAATGGTAACCAACGGTCTACTGCTTCCGCGACCGCTAACCGAGCGTTTTCCAGTGTCTCTTCGGTCAATGGCTCAAATAATATTTTCCACAAGTCACATCCCAAATCAGGTTGTCCAACGCGTTCTCCTTTCTTGGTAAGAATTAGATTCTTAAAGTTAGAACGAACTTGTTGAATTACTGTGGTAGATTGGTCGAACATTCCTGTTTGGCCTAAACGTACTGGTAATGTAATTCCGATAAACTTCTGAGCCATCTAAATCTCCAATTAGGTCAACTTCATTGCTTTCATCAATGCCGAATAATCTTTATTGATTGCTTGTAATGCTGGATTATTTGGGTCTACGCCTTCTGGTGTTG